CAAGATAGACTTCCACGACTATGACGGTGGACTGTCTGATGAGATGGTGGAGTATTGCAGGCAGGACGTAGCACTGACTACAAGGCTGTATAAGCATTTAATAGACACACTGAAGCGAGAGGAGTTCAAACAGCAGTGCGTAGATTTAGAAGAGAAGGTGTACATCATTACGGCGGAGCAGGAGCGCAACGGATTCATGCTAGACGTAGAAGCAGCTACTACGCTATGGCAAGACATAACGCACAAGATGAGGACGATAACAGCGGAGCTACAGAAAGTGTTTCCACCCATAGTGGAGGAGAGGTGGTCAGAGAAGACCGGGAAGAGACTGAAGGACAAGGTGACTGAGTTTAATGTTGGCTCACGCAAGCAGATTGCAGAGAGACTAGAAGGTGTAGGTGTTAAGTTCAAGCAGAAGACTGAGAAGGGCGCTATCATTGTTAATGAGAAGGTGCTGGAAGGCATTGACATCCCCGAAGCAAAGGCTATATACGAGTACCTGCTACTACAGAAGAGAGCAGCACAGATAGACTCTTGGCTGTCTTCTGAGAAGAACGGCAGGGTACACGGTAGGGTTATTACCAACGGCGCTGTAACAGGACGTATGACGCACCACAGCCCTAACATGGCTCAAGTGCCCTCTGTGTCTGCACCGTATGGTAAAGAGTGCAGGTCTTTCTGGACGGTGCCTGAGAACCACAAGCTAGTAGGCTGCGATGCCAGCGGCTTAGAGCTGCGTATGCTTGCACACTACATGCGTGATGAGAACTATACCAACGAGATACTTAGCGGTGACATCCACACAGCCAACATGAAGGCAGCAGGACTCACTGACCGCAACCAAGCCAAGACCTTCATCTATGCCTTCCTGTACGGTGCAGGGCCAGCTAAGATAGGACAGATAGTAGGTGGCGGCTACAAAGAAGGACAGCAGCTTACAGATTCCTTCCTACGCAACACTCCAGCACTGGCTAGGCTGCGAGAGCGCGTATCTAAGTTTGCTAGAGGCGGTACGCTGCCCGGACTAGACGGCAGACGCTTGCGGGTCAGGTCAGAACATGCGGCACTCAACACGCTACTACAAGGTGCAGGTGCTATAGTAATGAAACAGGCTCTGGTGTTGCTGTCAGAGTCTTTAAAGAAGTATGACATACCACACAAACTTGTCGCTAACGTACACGATGAGTTTCAGATAGAAGTACCAGAGAATTTTGCTGATGTAGTAGGCAAAGCAGCAGTACGCGCCATCAAGAACGCAGGAAAGGAACTAGACCTGCGCTGCCCTCTTGATGCGGAATACAACGTAGGGAACAACTGGGCAGAAACCCATTAATTTAAATAGGTGATAAACATGAATAAAGTTCTACAAACTCTAATGGACGAAGAAGGTATTAATCAAGAGCAACTATCTAGGAAAACTGGCGTTACTCGACCAACACTTTCCCGCATAGTGAATCGTGTTCAGGAAGCCCCTAGCTTTCACAGCATGTACAAACTAGCTAAATACTTCGATGTTCCTGTTGAGTCTTTATACCACGAAGAACTTGAGAGATTTGGAGAAACCTTACCAGAGTCTCAGAGCATTCAGGTAGATAGCACTAAAACCATCACTGTAGAGATACGAGTGAGTTGACACAGATACAAAAAGTATGGTATAATATAGACAGATCAGTTGTGATCTAAAACAACCTAGAGGTAATAAAGATGAGTGAATCAAAACCAGTAACAGTAAACGCAGAGATCATGTGGGCTAGTCTGCAAGAAGTAAACCGCATGTCAGGTAAGTTCCAAGTAGACCTGTGCCAGTTATCCAGTGCAGCAGTAGAAGCTCTGGAAATGATGGGACTGAGTGTACGCAACAAAGAAGGTCAGGGAGACTTTGTAACTGTAAAGTCTAAGTACCCTATCCGCATCTACGACACTGACAGTAAAGAGATTACAGGCGTATTAGTAGGCAACGGCTCTAAAGGTAAGGCTGTGCTTTCCTACTACGACTGGAAGTCACCAGCAGGGCAGGCAGGACGAAGCCCAGAGATGTACAAGCTGGTAGTCACTGACTTGATTCCCTACGGAAACAAAGAAGAGTACGTAGAAGTAGATATGGATGAAGCCTTGTGATACTTATTGATGCAGACATTCTAGTCTATCGTGTAGGCTGGTCTTGTAACAACGAACCGGAGGACATAGCCGTCAGAACTATAGACGGCTTTATCTCTGACATTCTGTTACAGCTCAACGTAGACGAAGAAGAAGACGAGTATGTTCTGTATCTCACTGGCAAAGGAAACTTCCGAAAGGAATATGCCGTTACTGCTGAGTACAAAGGAAACCGTAAAGATAAGGAGAAGCCAGTGCATATTCAGGCGCTGCGTGAGCATCTTATCGACAAGTGGGCTGCTGTGGTTACTGAAGGAGAAGAGGCAGATGATGCCATAGCTATAGCGGCTACTACACACGGTGATAAAGCCATCATGGTCTCTTTAGACAAGGACTTTGACCAGATACCGGGGTGGCATTATAACTTTGTAAAGAAAAGCAAGTACCACGTAAAGCCAGAGGACGGCTTACGCTTTTTCTACCGCCAGATACTGATGGGTGACAGAATTGATAACATCATAGGCATCAAAGGTATTGGTGAGAAAAAGTCAGATAAGATTCTAAAGGACTGTACTACTGAGCAGGAACTCTACGACAAGTGCGTAGAAATGTACGACGGAGACGAAGACAGAGTGATAGAGAATGGTAGGATGCTCTGGCTACGTAGGTACGAAGGTGAGGTATGGAGCTTCAATGAAGACAAGGAATAATGGAAGATGGACAGAAGCACGTTTCCGTTCCTTTATCGTCTCTGCACTCAGACAAGCTCACGCTAAGTGGGGTGTAAAGCACGATGTCAAATCAGCGGCTAGGGTAGCTAGAGGGATGTACAAGTGTGCCAAGTGCGGCAAAGGCTCTCCAGCTACTCTACCACCGCTAGAGGGAAAGAAGCGCAGACGTAACAACGCAGCAGTAGATCACATAGACCCAGTAGTTGACCCAGAAGTAGGCTTCGTAGATTGGAACACCTACATAGACAGAATGTTCATAGAAGCTGACGGCTATCAAGTGCTGTGCCATAAGTGCCATACTGCTAAGACTAACGCAGAGCGTAAGAGGCGTAAGAAATGACTAAGCATTTAGTTATACCAGACACACAAGTTAAACCGGGAGATAAAGCAGAGCATCTACGCTGGGCTGGAGAGTACGCAGCAGATAAGAAGCCTGACGTAATTATCCACATTGGCGACCACTGGGACATGCCTAGCCTAAGCAGTTATGACGTAGGCAAGAAGTCCTTTGAGGGTAGACGCTACATCAACGACATCAACGCAGGCATTAACGCTATGCGTCAGTTCCTAGAGCCTATACAGCGCGAACAAGACAGACTGAAGCGTAACAAGTGGAAGAAGTGGAATCCGCGTATGGTGTTTACTCTTGGTAATCACGAGCACCGCATAGAGAGAGCTATTGAGGCAGACCCTAAGCTAGACGGACTGTTGAAGTACGAAGACTTTATGTTAGAGGAGATGGGCTTTGAAGTTGTGCCGTTTTTGGAGCCTGTTGTCATTGACGACATTGCCTACTGCCACTACTTTACTTCAGGCGTTATGGGCAGGCCAGTTAGCTCTGCTAAACTAATGTTACAGAAGAAGTATATGAGCTGTGTGATGGGGCATGTACAAGACCGTGACATAGCCTATGCGCGTAAAGCAGATGGTACAAATCTATTAGGACTGTTCTCAGGTATCTACTACCAGCATGATGAGGACTACTTAACGCCACAGACTAACGGAAGCTGGGCAGGTATATGGATGTTGAATGAAGTAGCTAACGGTGGTTGTGATGAGCTACCAGTTAGCATAAACTACCTGAGAGAGAAGTACGGAGACTAATATGGCTCTCACTTACTATGACTTACTAGAGAAGCTGAAGCAGCTAGACGAACTAACAATCATAGAGATATTAAACATAACCTCAGACGAGTTAGTAGATGCGTTTAGTGAGAAGGCGAATGACAGACTAGAGCAATTGCAAGAGGAGTTTAGGCATGAGATTGAATGACGCGACACCAGCAGATTGGGATAGAGTACGTAACCAACACCCAGCAATAGAGAAGAAGACAGGACTGGAAGCATGGATGAAGGCAGCACACGAGGAAGCTGAACAGATCATGGACAACGTAAACAAGCCCACACACTACAACACTGGAAACATAGAGTGTATTGAGGCTATAGAAGAGTCTATGTCTAGTGTTGCATTCAAGGGCTACCTCAAGGGCAACTGCATGAAGTACCTGTGGCGCTATGACTACAAAGGTAAGCAGGTAGAAGACCTACAGAAAGCTGGCTGGTACTTACAGAAGCTAACAGCAATGGTAACAGAGGAGAACACATAATGGATCAGTATCAACAGTTTATACACAAGAGCCGCTACGCACGATGGCTACCTGAGCAGAAGCGCAGAGAGACTTGGGCTGAGACAGTCAACCGCTATGTGTCCTTCTGGGTAGATCGTGGGCAGATAGACCAGAAGACCAGTGCTAAGATGTTTGACGCTATACATAACATGGACGTTATGCCTTCTATGCGCTGCATGATGACAGCAGGTGAGGCACTAGATAAAGATAACGTAGCTGGATTTAATTGTAGTTACTTAGCTATTGACTCACCACGTAGCTTTGACGAGCTGATGTACGTGTTGATGTGCGGAACAGGCGTAGGCTTCAGCGTAGAGCGTAACTTTATTACCAAGCTACCTGTGATTGCAGAAAGCTTCCACAAGACTGACAGTGTGATTGTAGTAGCTGACAGCAAGATAGGCTGGGCCTCTGCATTCCGTGAGCTTATTAGTCTGCTGTACGCTGGTAAGATACCTAAGTGGGACATGAGCAAGGTACGTCCATCAGGCGCTAGACTAAAGACCTTTGGCGGTAGAGCGTCAGGCCCAGAGCCTCTGGTGGATTTGTTTAACTTCTGTGTCGAAGTGTTTACTAAGGCAGCAGGACGCAAGCTGACGAGCATTGAGTGTCATGATGTAGTGTGTAAGGTAGCTGACATTGTAGTTGTAGGCGGTGTCCGTAGGTCTGCACTAATCAGCCTCTCTAACCTATCTGATCCACGTATGGCTAAGGCTAAGTCAGGTAACTGGTGGGAGCTAGAAGGGCAGCGCAGACTCGCTAACAACAGCGTAGCGTACACTGAGAAGCCAGACTTTGAGTCCTTCTTAGGCGAGATGCAGAACATGTACGAGAGTAAGGCGGGTGAGCGCGGTATCTTCAGCCGTGTAGCAGCACAGAAGATTGCAGCCCGTAACGGTAGACGTGACCCTGAGCAGGACTTTGGTACTAACCCATGCTCTGAGATTATCCTGCGTAGTAACCAGTTCTGTAATCTGTCAGAGATTGTAGTACGTCCTGATGACACACTGGCTACACTCAAGAAGAAGGCAGAGATGGCTGCTATCATTGGCACACTACAGGCTACCTTGACAGACTTCCGCTACCTGCGTAACTGCTGGAAGAAGAACACTGAGGAAGAGGCACTGCTGGGTGTCAGCATGACAGGTATCATGGATCACTACCTACTGAGTAAGGGAGATTCTAAAGACTTAGCCAAGTGGCTGGAGGAGATACGTGATGTTGCTATTAAGACGAATAAGAAGTGGGCTGGAGTACTTGGGATTAATCAATCTACAGCTATTACATGTGTTAAGCCAAGCGGTACTGTATCTCAGCTTGTCGATTCTGCTTCTGGCATCCATCCTCGCTTCTCTAAGCATTACATTCGCAGAGTACGTAGCGACCACAAAGACCCGCTTGCAGTCTTCATGGGAATGGCCGGGTTCCCAGTAGAGCAGGACGTTATGTCACCTACGTCATCAGTCTTTAGCTTCCCTATCAAGGCTCCAGATACCTCTGTGACCGTCAAGCAGGTAGGGGCTATGCAGCAGCTAGAGCTTTGGAAGGCTTACCAGAATCACTGGTGCGAACATAAGCCAAGTATCACTGTGTACTATACGGATGACGAGTTCTTGCAAGTAGCACAGTGGATATGGGAAAACTTTGATCTGTGTAGCGGGATTAGTTTGTTGCCATATAGTGACCATGTATATCAACAAGCTCCTTATGAGGACATCAATGCTGAGGAGTACGATAAGCTAGTAGCAGAGATGCCAGTGGGTGTGGATTGGAATGATCTGGAGAAGTACGAGGAAGAGGATAACACGACAGGAAGTCAAGAGTTAGCATGTGTAGGCGGTGCATGTGAGATAGTGTAGACTCTGTAGGTACTAAAAAGCCCTGTGTAGATAACTACGCAGGGCTTTTTTGTTTACTCTTGCGGGACTAAAGCACCAGTCATTAGACCTGCAACTTTAAAGGCATCCTCTTTGCCCAGTATGCCAGCTATCATTCCTTGAGGGATTGCTTCTCCTTTAGCTAGTCTCGCGTTAGCCTGTTTAGCCAGTGCTATCTTCTTAGTGACGTTCTCTGGACTTATCTGGCCTTTTACAGCCTTACCTAAAAGAGCGTAGAAGATAGGGCCAGTACTCATAGGACTTTTAACGGCAGATATTTCACCGCCTCTAACAGATAAAGACAAAGCGCCTTCTGATCCTTGTATTCCCTTAGCTAATAAGTCTATTTCATTAGCCAAGGTTCTGATCTTATTACCTCTCTCCTTGCCTACAATAGCCTTAAAGGTGTCAGCAAACTTTTCATTGTTTATTTTGTTTACAAATTTTACACCTTCTTCTGGCGATCTAGTAGGGAACAAGGAGTTTAAGTAAGACCTTTCAATAGACTTGAACAGATTTTCTCCGTCCACATCCTTGCCTAAAGACTTAGCTCTATTAATCAGCTTACCTAGTTGTTCAATACCAGTTCTCTCTCCGTTTAACGCCAAGAACTCGCCTAGCTTAGCAGGATTGCCTTGATTAACAGCCTTGACAATCCAGTCCCCGTGTATATCTTTAATGCCTTCACGATACAGGTCTGACACCTGCTTGTACTTCTGGTTCAGTACAGGATTAAACTGGTTAGCCTTAGTGTCCATAGACTTAGATAAGGAGTCGATAGCCTTGTTAATCAGGTTCTCAGCTTTAGAGCTTTTCTCGCCCATAGAAGCAGCAGCATCCCTTTGCATGGCTTTTAAGGTAGAAAGCTCTAGGTGAGTCTCAGCAAAAGACATTTCATCTCTCATGCTGACAAGTTTCTGAGCTATCTTTCTGTGAGCACCTAAAATACCAGACTCTCCAGACCTTTTAGTCAACTCGTTCAGTGCTTTAGTTCCTAGCTGTCGAGTGTCCTCTGTCTTAATTAGTCTTTTATGCCTAGCCATTTGATTTTTAAGATTAGCAGCAGCACTGTTAAGTATGTTACTAGCTTTAGGGTTCTGATAGTTCTTAGACAAAGTTCTCAGGCGGTTTATTGCCTTCGTAGTCTCCGCAGGAGATAGCTTATCGCTCAAGCCTAAAACAATCTTAGTTGCGTTATCCACGTCTGACGAACGAGCACCAGCTTGTTGAGCGCGTCTAGCATTGTTCTTGACTCCTCCTGTTCCTAGGAATACAGCACCTTCTTTATCAATAGCTCTATACAGACTAGAAGCCTTAGCTGACAAAGCCTTATCAGCATCTTGAACAAGGGCTTGCACTGCTATTCCTAACTGATCTCTGCTTAGTCCTTTGCTTAACTGGCCTGTTAAAACTTCTTCAAAAGAATCCCTAATCCAGTCAGATTGGTCTTTTAATATAGCTTCATATTCTGACTTTAGAAAAGCAGAGCTTGCTGCATAGTCCTGTGCTAAACCAGCTCCTCTAAACTCAGGAGTAGCTTGCTGTGGAAGCATCTGAGCGCCTCTTGCCCTCAGCTTAGTGTTAAGAGTTTCAATCTGCTCTAACTCTTCTGTTCGTTTTCCTAAGTTTGTTCTAATGAGGCTTATCTGCTCAGGAGAAAAACCTTCTGCTACTACGTCATCAAGAGTTTTCTCACCTCTCTGTATAGCTAAAGCAGCCTGTGCAGCTTCGGACTCGTTGCCTCCTCTGATGTAAGTAGGAGAAAACAGCTTGTCAACAGGTGACCACACTTTAGAAACAACCTTACCTAGAACGTTAAACCCTGCTCCAAACGCGGCATCTACTGCTGCTGCCTGTAAAGCCTCAGTTCCTGCTTGCTCTACGTCAAAGTCTCTGTCTTCTGCGTAAGACTCTCCTAACTCTCCTGCAAAGTACCCTATACCTGCTCCTAAAGCTCCTCCAATTAGAGTACCCACTGGCCCTACAGCACTGCCATAAGCAGCTCCTAGATAAGCACCGCCTAGACCGCCACCTACTTCACCAAGCAAGGAAAGATAATCTGCTGAAGTCTCAAAGTCTTGGTTGTAGTCTTCTTCTGTAGCAAAACCTTTTGAAATAGCATATAGTTTAAGGTCTTCATTAGAAATACTGTCAGGAACTCCTGCTATTACGCGACCATTTGGTAATGTTCTTTCTGGCATTTTAGTATCCCTAATTTAGTTTGTAAGAGCAGACAGATCAGGCGTTGAAAACTCCCTACCGTAGTTTGCTATATTCTCTTGTTCAGATTGCGCTTTAATTCTCGCCATCTCGTCTGCGTCGAACACCTCTTGTTTTGTTGGTATATCGTACTCAAACCCGTACCTTCCAGCCACAGACTCTTTATATCCGGGTTCGTTTATCTTCTCCCGCCAAGCGTCTGTAAAGCCTGTTTCGACACCTCCCCTCTCTTCGGCGTATTTAGCCCTAAACGAATTTCTCTCAGCGTCATAAGCAGACACTTTAGCCACGGCCCTTAAAAACCTTTCTATTTCTTTTGGGCTCCAGCTAGAATCAGGAAAACCTTTTGAAATAAGAGAAATGTCTCTATCAGAAGCTACACCGGGAGGCAAAGAATTAATAATACCTGTATTCGTTAATCTTGTAAATTCTGTTTTTAGACTATCTATTTCAGTTTGAGCACCTAAAAGACTTTTAAAAGCACCATAGGCTCTACCAACAACACCGCCCGTAGGTGACATGGCTGCGTAGCGATCAGCTAAACTCAAGGCGCTATAAGCCTCTCCTGAACTATTACTAGCTTGGTCTACATACGATCTAATAGCTTCTTTATCGTCTTTAAGTAGTTTTATCGTGCCTGCCTGTCCTTCTTGTGCTAGTTTTTGTCTTTGAAGTTCTAGTCTTTGTTCTCTTAGCTTCTGTTCCGCTTCCCATCTTCTTGCATTTTCTTCTTCTTGAGTGGTTCGGTTCTGCTCGTCCAGTAACTTCTGTTTTTCGTTTTCTTTTATTAAGCGTTCACGCTCTCTTATTGCTTGTATCTTACTAGCGGTCTGAGCAGCTCCTGCTAAGTCGTTTCTTACCTGTTGAATCTTAGCTAACTTTGCTAGGTCTTCTACCTTAGTAATGTCTAACTGACCCATAGTCTGAGCTACTGTTTCTTCATACGAAGGCGCTCCACCACGGGTTAAAGCTCCTATAGCTTGTCCCATACCTGCTGTAGTCTGTGCGCCAAACTGTCCAGCAAAGCCAGCAGTACCGGGCATAGCCTGTACAGGAGCTGGGCCACCTACACCTGTCAACATCCTTGCAATATCTGTTCTAGCCATCTTAACCACCTCCTCCAAATATTCTACTAAATAACCCGCCCACAGCGCCTGCTGCTTGCTGCCTTAGAGCTGCTTCTGCCATGTCTTTTAACGAACCTGTAGGCATAGCCGCCACTGTAGCCTGCTGTTGAGGAGTAGCTGGAGTGCCTAAAGCAGCACCTAACAATCCTTGCTGCTGTTGTAGACGTAACTGATTAGCTAACTGCTCAGACTGTATCCTCGACTCTAAACCGCCTAGCTGTAATTGCCCTGCAATCTGTTGACCAGTCCTACGACCAACATCAGCAAAGCCAGCAGGAGTAGCACTAGCCTGTAGCATAGCAAGAGCTTGTTGCTGCGGCTGGTAGCCAGCAGTCATTAGACCTGTAGCACCTGCTAGAGCTTGCCGCTGCTCTGATAAGGCTTGCTGCCTAGCACCTACATTAGCTCGTGCCATAGCTTCCTGACGAGCAGTCTCTTGCGCTAGTAGCTCAGGAGATGCGCCGCCATAAGCAGCAGAGGACAGGCCTAGACGGCCTTGTGACAGCATACGCTCTTCTAGTGCTAGACGCTGACGCTCCTCTTCAGGACGCTGTGTAGCCCGTATCTGCTCATATATAGCAGCTTGTTGTTCAGTAGGGTCTTGACCTACCTGACCAAATAATCCCTGTGCCTGACCCAATAGTTGCGCTTGTAGAGCTTGTTGCTCTGGAGACAGGTCAATACCAAAACCACCTTCAGCAGTAGTAGAAACACCACCTAATCCACCAGTAACGGTGTAGGGTCTAAACTGTGTAGCCTCGCGCCCTTCTTCTGCTAGTAAACCTAACTGCTCTTGAGTTTCTCTGCCTAGCTGTTGAACATCTTGTATGTTTTCACGACCTAAGTAATATTGACCAGCACCTCTGAGCAAGTTCTGAATCATGTTACTACCGCCAGCGGCTTGGCCAGTCTGCGGAGAACTAAGCATGGTTTGTGTCTGTTGCGTTGTTTGTTGAGTAGAGGGTGTAAGTGTTGGCTGATAATCTAAACCAAACAAACTAGCCATTGTGTTGTTAGCTGACGCTAGATCAAACGAAGGGAAAGCAGAAGAGCCTATATCGTACAAGCTAGGTACAGACAAGCTAGACTCTATTTGCTGTGCCATTGTAGGAGGAACATAGCCAGTAATAGGATTAGCAATAAAACTACCTGTATTAGAAGGCGCGAAAGGATTATCATCAGGTGTGTAGTTCCCGTACATATCAATAGCCATTAGTACGACCCTCCAGTAATTGTGTCAGCCGTTAGTGTGCCTGTCACGTTTACGGTAGCGGCTGTTACAGTACCAGTAAAAGTAGGAGCAGCAGTGTCAGCCTTGCTGTTTACCGCTGTTGCTATGTTAGTGTATTCTGTGTCGATTTCTGTACCACGTACAATCTTATTGGCGTTACCAGAGGGCAAAGAATCCTTAGCCGCAAAATTAGTGGTCTTTGTATAGTTGGACATTTAGATAAGTCTCCCTAGTAAAGCATGTATGTCAATCTTTTGAATGGAAAATGGTACGTTGTCTATTTGTGCTTCAATACCAATGGTAACAATAGAGCCACTACCACCAGTGTTTACAGAAGGCGTGTTGATTAGAGCGTCTGCTCCTCCTGAGTATTCTGCTATTGCGTACTCTGCAACACCATATTCAGCAATAGCGTTAGACGCAGAAAATGTAAAGGCTTGCTTATTGTAGACATCTGTATAGTCATAGCCCCAGTTAAGCGTTATGTCAGTACCGTGTGCGCCTACAATAGTCAAGTTAAACTTCTTTAAGAACTTGAGATTAGAAGAGTTACCAAAGTCTGTGGGGTTACTAAAGTAACGTAGCTGATAGGTAGCTGTACCGTCTAAGTAGCCTGCGTACTTAACAATGCCTGTAGACTTGCCTATGTAAATTGTGTCGTCTTCTAAACGTGCAAAAGACAAAGG